AGTATGTAACATCAATTACGCTAACTCAAACCTTTGACGAAGTGGAAACCACCAGCATGGGGGCGGCATCTCATCAATTTTCAAAGGGTTTGGAAGCCAGCACACTGCAGGTAGATTTCCTAAACGATTGGGCAGCAGCCAAAGTACAGGCAACACTGCAGGCTGCTTACGGTACATCCGTTACCGCAATCGTTATACCTGTAAAGGGTACGGCTGTAAGTGCAGCAAACCCAACTTACACAGTATCTATTTTGGTCAATAATTTGACCCCTGTAGGTACAGGTGGGCCTGAGGATTACGCACGCTCATCTATGACTTTTACCTGCACATCTGCAGTTGCTTATTCAGCATCTACACCGTTCTAATTAACTAAGGGGCAAAAAATGGCACGGCTAAAAATCGTAAGGGCTACCGGGGAAACTATCGTAAGTATTACCCCGGTGGTTGAAGTCGCGTTTGAAAAATATTCAGGTCAAGGCCTGTATAAGCAGTTGCGCGAGCATGAGAAAAACAGTGATCTTTACTGGTTGGCTCACAACGCGCTAATGCGTCAAGAAGTAATACCGCCATTTGGGGATGATTTTTTAAACTCGCTTATCTCAGTTGAGGTAATCGAGGATGAAAGCCCAAAAGGATAGATCGGGGTTCGTACACTTATTTAGTGGCATCACTTGCCATTGAGTTAGGTATTAGCCCCGATCAAGTCCTGGCTATGGATGAAGTTATGTTTAAAGCAATACTGCAGGTATTAGGAGATCGAGCAAGGGAGCGTGCAAGTGCCAGTAAACATCACAGGCGTACAAGGCACGCTTAAAGCCATGCGTAAATTCGACCCTGACTTAGCCAAGCAGATGAACACACAGATACGCGGCGCTATGATGCCGATACGCGACAAAGCCCGAGCATTTGCGCCAGGCAACAGCGAGATGCTTAGCGGCTGGACTACAGCCAATACATCGACCGCGGCAAGAGGCCATAGGTTTTTCCCTAAATACGATCAAAGCGAAACCCGGGCTGGCATTGTTTACAGGCAGGGCGCTAACAATAAAGGTGAAATTTTAGGCGCAAAATTTACACGCCGCTGGCAGGTTGCTTACTTTATTGCCAACAATTCTCCTGGTGGTGCAATCTTTGAGACATCGGGGCGCGTACATCCAAACGGCAGGCCAGCATCTCGTATAGTTGCAAGCCGTCATAAATTGGAGTCAGAGCGCAAATACCGAGTAGCAAGCGGTACAACTAAGGATATGAACAGCCTAAATCCAAACGCAGGCCGTCAATTTTTAGCACCGCTTGGCCCTTTATATGGCACACGTGGCACGATCGACCCTAGATTTGGTAACACAGATCAACGTGGCCGCCTTATTTACCGTGCATGGGCAGAGGATCAAGGGCGCGCAGCGCACGCAGTAAATCTAGCGATTAACATCGCGGTGGCTCAATTCAACGCATCACACACAGCAAGCGCATATGGGATGGCTTCATAATGGCAAATCTAGTAGTCAGTGCGGTAGCCAAGTGGAACGGTACAGCCCTTAAAAAAGGCGAGCGCCAACTTACCCAATTCCAAAAGACAACCAATATGTTGGCAAAGTCATTTGCCGTGGCTTTCGCTACTCGTAAAATTATTGCCTTTGGTAAAGCATCCGTGCAGGCGTTTGCCGCCGATGAAAAGGCAGCCAAGTCGCTATCCATAGCATTACAAAATACAGGTAATGGTTTTGCTGGTATTGCTACCGAAGGCTTTATTGCCAGGATGCAAGACACCTACAACGTGTTGGATGATGAATTACGCCCGGCATTTCAAACTTTACTTAATGCCACTGGCTCAGTTACGACAGCGCAAAAAGGCTTACAACTCGCGCTAGATGTATCTCGCGGCACAACTAAGGATTTGGCTAGCGTTAGCGGCGCATTAGCAAAGGGTTACTCGGGGCAAACTACAGCGTTGAGCCGACTTGGCGCAGGTTTAGATAAAACGATAATTAAAACAGGTGATATGGAGCAAATCACCGCTGCACTTTCCGCAAGATTTAAAGGGCAAGGCCTAGCAGCAACAAAGACTTATGCAGGCCAAATGGATGCCCTTGCTGTCTCATCTGCCAATGTAAAGGAAATTATTGGCAAAGGCATATTGGATAGCATCTCGGCGCTTGGTGATGCCGATGGCATTATTAAAGCAACAGAGGAAATGGAAAAGTTTGCCCAGAGTTCATCCGATGCCTTGCTTGGCGTATCGTCATTATTTGGCAAGTTTAAAAACGAGACAAAAACTGGTGGATTGCTAGCCAAAGGTTTTAGCGCATTTATGAATAGTGGCTACCTAGCCAGCGTTGGCAGAAAAGAGCGCATCAAAAACGCGCCGTACTCCCCTACATCGATGTACTTTACCGTTGAGCAGGCCGAGCGTGCCAAACTTATTGCAACAATTAAAAAAGGGAACGCAACAGAAAAAGAAAAAAACAAACTTACCGCCGCTGAGGTAGCCGAGAAAAAGAAGCAAGCCGAATTAGATGCGCTTAAAAAGAAATTTGATGTAGACCGTATCAACTTGGAAACAGCGTTAGCCAACTCCAAAGATGAGGCAGAAAAAGCACGCATCCGTAGCCTGCTTACAATCATGGATGAGGATGCCAACAGCGCAGCGAAGCGCATGGCTGAGTTAGATAAGGCCAATGCAGTTAAGATGCAGGCAGAATACTTTGCAGCCATATCCTTAAATAATTTGGCTGAGGCTGCACGCTTAGCGGCTATGGGAGTAAAGACCATTACGCTTGGTGGCGCTCCTATTCAGAATTTCCAAGCCAGCGCCATCGACCCAAATACAGGCATGGCTAACCCGGTATTAGCGCAGGCGGTCGCGATCGAGGCAGACTTAGCAGCCGCGTTTGCTGATGAAGCCGCAACAATCGCTGCAACCATAGCCGATAGCAGCGAGCGCACACTGTCCGAATACCTAACCACAATTAGCGGATTGCGCACACAAGTGCCAGGGGCATCTATGGGCGCAGTAAATAACATCACAATAAATACACCAGTGGGTAGCGAGGAAGCACTAAGCGAAGCAGTGCAGCGAGTAATCCAAAAGTTAAACCGCATGGGCGATAACCTAAGTTATGCCGGGGCGCTGTAATGGCAGTACCTACGCTAAACGCTTTTATAAATTTTGGAACTGGGCCAAGTGCTGCGCAGGCCATGATTATTGGGCAAGGCATAATCGGCACAAATGTTTTGGCAGATAACGCCGCGCTAATTGTGGATGTATCTAACCAAATTGATGCGCTTACTACGCGCCGTGGTCGTAACGCTGAGGCCGACCAATTCCAAACAGGTACATGCTCACTGAGGATTGTAGATCAAAACGGAGACTTCAACAGCCAAAATTTGGCAGGGCCATATGCAGGCCTTCTTGATCCAATGCGTAAATTGCAAATAACTGCCACGCATAACGGTGTTACTTATCCTATTTTTAGCGGATTTATTACAAGTTATCAAACCATCACGCCTCAGGAGTCCAACGATAACGTGTCTTATTGTGTGATTTCAGCCGTTGATGCTTTCAGACTTGCACAAAATGCCCAGATTTCTACGGTGGATGGTACAAGCGCAGGGCAATTATCAGGCGCTCGGATCAATAACATCCTTGACCAAATCCAATGGCCATCGACCATGCGCGATGTTGATGCCGGGCAGACAACCGTACAGGCCGACCCAGGCACACCACGTACAGCCTTAGCAGCCTGCCAAACTGTAAGCATGAGTGAGTATGGGGCATTTTACGTAGATGCCACTGGGTCATTTGTTTTTCAGGATCGTGCGCTTACCTCATCGAGCATAGGCGCTACACCTACAGTTTTCACCGATGATGGCTCAGGTGGGCTACTTTACTTTGATGCTCAATGGGTGCTAAATGACGTATTAGTTTATAACGCAGCCAATGTAACTAGAAGTGGCGGCACTACCCAAGTGGCTACAAATACCGACAGTATTACCAAATACTTTATACATAGTTACACCCAAAACGATCTGCTTATGCAAACCGATGCCGTGGCTTTGGATTATGCCCGGGCTTACGTAGCCAGCCGTGCCCAGACTAGCGTGCGGTGCGATTCCATCGTGTTAGACCTTTACACGCCAAACTACGATGCAGGCATAGTTGCAGCCCTTGACCTTGATTTTTTTGACCCGATCACAGTAACCACCACGCAGCCAGGATCAACAAGTCTAACCAAAACTTTGCAAATTTTTGGTGTGGCTATGACGATCAACCCGAACAAATGGCGCGTACAATTTACTACGCTTGAACCTATTATTGACTCGTTTTTATTAAATTCCACACAATGGGGAGTTTTAGACAGTAATACGTTGAGTTACTAAAGGAGATAAAAATGGCAATATCAGGTTTTCCAACCGTTACTGGTCAGGTTTTAACCTCATCCACGATGAACTCGTTGGTGCAGTTTGATGTTGTAACGCAAACAGATGACTACACAGCCACAACCAACGATAATTACCAAGAGATATTTTTAATGAATAAGGCAACGGCTGTTGCTTTTAAACTGCCAACTAACGCCGTAACCGCGTTTCCAATCGGTACGGTGCTTACAGTTTTATCCATAGGAGTTGGCACAACCACAATCTCCGCGGTAACACCTGGCACTACTACGGTGCTAAGTGCTGGTGCAGTAGCGGCTAGTCCTACTTTGGCGCAATACAAATCTGCCGCGTGTATTAAAACTGGCACAGACACCTGGTATGTAGTGGGTGCAGTAGCCTAATGATCCCTAATTTAGTTGCCAGTTTACTTTCGCCAGGTGGCCCAAAACCCATCGTTACTGGTGGCACTTTAACATCTGATGCTACTTACTATTATCGAACTTTTACTGGTAATGGAACTTTAGGAATTACTGGAGCGGCATTAAATTGTGATTATTTAGTTATTGCAGGTGGTGGATCAGGTGGCGGCTTAGGAAATCCATTTCCAAGTTACCCTGGCGGCGGTGGTGGTGCAGGCGGTTTACTTAGCGCTAATACAACATTAACAATTAATAATTATTCAGTAACTATTGGCGCTGGTGGTACTGGAATTGGCAACGGCGTAAACTCAACTTTAGTTATTAGCGGTTCAACAATTACAGCCACAGGCGGTGGTGCAGGTAATCACAATGGCAACGGCCAAAACGGTGGGTCAGGCGGTGGCGGTGGTGCTAACGCTGGCAGCAACACTACTGGTGGCACAGGATCACAAGGTTCTAACGGTGGCGGTGGAGTGTTTAACGCTTCTGGTAATTACAACGGCGGTGGCGGTGGTGGGTATTTAAGCGCTGGAGCAACAGGTACAAGTGCAACCGCTGGCAACGGCGGTGGTGGTGCAACGGCTTATTCATCTTGGGGCAGCGCAACTTCAACTGGGCAAAATGTAGGTGGAACTTATTATTATGCAGGCGGTGGCGGTGGTGCTTCTCAAAAAACTGGCGGCACAGCCACTACAGGTGGTTCAGGTGGCAACGGTGGCGGTGGTGCAGGTGCAATTTTAGGCGGTGCAACAGGTGGTAGTGGTTCAGCAGCGGGCGCTGCGGGAACTGCAAACACCGGCGGCGGTGGTGGTTCTAATGCAAATACTGTTTCAGGCGCTAACGGCGGATCAGGTTTAGTTATTGTGCGTTATTTGAAATCGGCGGTTTAACATGAGTCATTGGGCGCAATTAGACGAAAACAATAAAGTAATAAATGTCCTAGTAGGCGATAACAATGACCCCAATGGCGATGAAGGCTATAAGTGGTTAATAGATAACATCGGTGGCACTTGGGTTAAGACTTCGTATAACAGTACGATCCGTTACAACTATGCGGGAATTGGTTTTACTTACGATGCTGAGGCAGATGCTTTTATAGCACCACGCCCTACGTGTGGGCATAAAGAATTATTTTTAAATGACCAATTCAAGTGGAATTGCCAAAGGTGTGAATTAGATGCCCCTGTTAAGTTATAACGGCTGGCCTGCCAGTAAAGATCAGGCCGAAATAGGCGTAAAGCCATTTCCAATTAAAGGCACAGCAATTAAGATTAGGTGCGCCAAAGATGCCGGGCCACTACTGGCTGCATTTGCTGCAGAATTCCACGCGCTTATTGAACCGATTGATGAAGGCAAACTAGATGATTGGGCTTATGCCTTTCGCATGGTACGCGGTACAACAGACAAACTATCGTGCCACAGTAGCGGTACAGCCATTGACCTAAATGCCACACAGCACGCGCTAGGCAAGATCGGTACATTTCCAGCGGAAAAAGTGCCAATGATCCGCGCCCTGGCTAAAAAATATGGTCTTACATGGGGCGGCGATTACCGCAACCGTAAGGATGAGATGCACTTTGAGGTATCCATTACGCAGGAGCAAGCAAGAAAACTAACCAAAAAATTAG